AAGTAGGACCACTCATTGGTTGAACACCTGCTAGGTCATATGCGACCAAGTTAGGCATTGAACGACGAATTAGACTGATTAGAACAGGGTCAAAACCAGCAACAGGACCAGCAGCAGTAGCACTAGCACTGAAACCCGCATTTCCAGCACCAGCAAGACCTGTGGTGTTAGAACCTGTACTGTTTGTAGGGACTGCTTCGTTAAGCATTCCGCTTTCAGAGAATGCAGTAGACTCTCTTAAAAATTTTTCTTGGTTTTCGAGCAGGACAGCAGTTACAGCCTTACGATGAGGATCTGTAATTTTATCAACACCTTCTGCTTCTAGAAGGGGTTTCCACTTTTCCTGCAAGTGTTCTGATTGGAACATTTGCTTGTTACCTATAAAGTTAAAGTTTGTTTAATGTTTAAATCAATTTTGCTTAAATGCTGAAAGTGTCTTCAGATAAGATGCCATTGAACCTGAAGCCATATCAGGTGCAGCTGCTTCTCCTTCTGTTAATGTTTCAGTTTTAGCAGTTGAAGTTTTAGGGAAATAAGATTCCTTAAGTGTTTCCAACTTATTACGATATTCTGTCTCACCTTCAAACTCTACACTTTCAGCAAGTGAAGCGAGCTTCTCCTTCTGGGTGGACGCTAATCCATCAGAAACAGTTTCAAGGATACCATCAGCAACAGACTCAGAAAGTCTCTTGTTTAAACCGATATTCTTTTCTATTTGCTCATTGAGCTTGGTTTCCATATCATCTAGTTTTTCTACCATGCTTTCAAGCACATCATATTTATCGTCAGGGATTGATACATAATTTTCTTCAAAAAGACTCTTCATTCCACTAAGGAATGATTCTGTCAGTTCGGTCTTAAGACCATTTTCGATGGCAAGAGCATTCTCTTCCATCCACTCATCTGAGACATACTCTAGATAAGAATCAACACGCTCTTGAAGTGCCTCTTTTTCTTCGGCAATTTCTTCAGCGATTCTTGATTCGTACTCCTCTTCAAGAGTTGCACGAATGTCAGAAATTTTTGAGTTGATAGCAGCTTCAAAGATTGTCTTTGCTTTTGCCTTAAACTCTTCAGAAAGTTCTTCACCGCCTAAAAGTGCATTGACATCATCTTCCATGTCATACTCTTCTACTTCGATGTCTTCTTTCTTCATTTTTTTCTTGTTAGGAGCTCCAAAAAGATCATCATCTTTCTTGAGTTTCTCCTCTTCTGCTGCAGGAGTTTCTGCTTCAGCAACTACGTCGCCTTGAAGGTCTTCTTCCTCTTTCTTCATTGCTGAATCTCCAGATACTGCATTTTTATTGACGACATCCTTTACCTGTTTGAGAGTTTTGCCAGGTGTCTTTAATTTATTAGAGTCACCGAAGGGACTGTTATTTTCAGGAGTAGGACCACCTAAATCCTCAAAGGGTGGTGTGTTGCCAGGTGTCTTAACACCAGATGGATTGGAACCTTCTTTTGGAAGGGCTGATTCTCCAGCGGCTGCGTTGGCGTTCACAGCAGTTTTAGATTGCTCCATTTCTTGTAATTTCGTACCACGAGACATTTGTAAACTCTCCGATTTCCTTTATTAAAATCTATATTTATTTAGAAGTTTTATATATTTGATAAGAAATCATTAAATAGATCGAGTTTTTTCTCGTCTAATGCTTTCTGATCAACCAGTGTATTAATGGTTTTATAGGTCTTATGTGCGAACTTCTCACGCAAAATACCTCCATCCCATACCCAATCTTTACCTTCCATAATTCCCTCAACAAATGCATCAGGAGCAGAAGGATCAGCAACGATGTCAGCAGCAGTTGCTAACATAAAGTCATCACTGACTATATTTACACCTTCACGGGTTGGTTTCAATGAACCAATACCACGAGATGAAACACCTAATTTGACACCTTCATCAATAAGTGAAGATGCAATCTTACCCATTGGTGTGCCAAGAACTTTAGCCTTACCAATGAAATTAGAACCACTTTCTTTAAGTGATACTATCTTATGAGAAACCCTATCGAGATTCACCGTTGGTGTGTCGGGATGACCCAATTCACCAAGTGCTCTTCCTGATTGAACATGATTCTCATTATAACGAGCAACTTCTTTACGAAGTGTCTCCATCGGATACATTCTACCATTACGGTTTTTAATGTTTCCTTGAAGGAAAACTCCTTCAATATACATGGACTTCTTACCGTTGCGATTTTCAACGAGAAATTCTACACTTTCAATTTCTTCTCTTATGAGTTTCATCAGGCTTCCCCTGTAGTTTGAACTTGTATAATATGAAGTCCAGTTGGATCACCCTCACTTCTTGCTGCAAGTCTTGCAGAAGAATACAAGGTAGCACCTGGAACATTAAATCCACCACCAGCACTGAATGATGTCATGATTCCACCAGTATTAGCATTACATGTTAATTGAGTTTGGTGATATCCCAAAACTCCATTTGTTGTATTAACCGCAGTAACTTCTGCATGATTAAACTTAAATTCTGGCATCGTAGTAATACCAGTTCTTAAACTTACATAGTTACCAACACTAAATGGAACTTGCATTCCTTCAGGGCAAGTAATTACTGTTGCCGTATCACTTGTCGTAACTCCTACTACTGGACAAGAATATCTCTGCATCGAAAGAGTTTCCGATGTACTTGCAGGTATATAATAGTCTGCAGTAGTTGCAGTCGGTGATAAAGAAGTTTGAGAAATAGAAACATGGGCTCCTGCAGGAGTTCCTGCTGTCAATCTCACATATTGAGATTCGATTATGAAGGATGAGGTAGCAGTTGACGTTTTCGTCACTGCCATTGTTTGTCCTGTTCCAACGACTACTCTATGTGCCATTATTCTTTAAAGTCCATTTAATAGTTATTTAGTAGTTATTCTTCTGACTCTTCTTCTGCAGAATCTACAATAGATTCATCAGAAGTTTCATCAGCCTCATCAGACTCATCTTCTAAATCATTAAACAATGAATTAGCAACATGAGGTCTAAATGCATCAACTTTTTCACCAGATTTGGCATATAATAAGTCTTTAATCTTATCAGTTACCTGAGCCGCAGACTCATCCGCACCAATTAAATCCATTAATTCATCCATTTTAAGTAATTTTTCAAAAAGTTAACTAGTTGTATTTATATTTCTCCACCCTTAGGTGTTGGAAGTTTGTTTATTGTATCTGCAGTGGTTGCAGTATCTACAGCACTAGATCTCAAAGGAGCATCCGCTACATCTGGTAGTGGTTCCTCTTCTGGGATAGGCATTGGTCTCATTCCACCACTTCCTTCAGGATCTAACATCATATCTGCAGGATCAGGAATAACACCATCCTTAATTTCTTTTTCTATTAGTTCATCCTGTTCCCTAATCTCTTCATCAGTCTGACGCAATACTTGACGACGAACCCAATCTTGAGAATAATATTTACCAATATAAGGTTCTGTTGCACCAAGAAGAGCTAACCTTTCATTCTGCAATTCTGCTTCTTTTAATTCTGTAAAATGGTTATCATATAAGAAATCAAATTGTATATGCTCTTGCATTATCTCCCAATCTTCTGGGGTAATAATATTTTTAAGAAGCAATTGAGTTCTTAGCATGTCACTGAACATTGCTGAGAATCTCTTTCTCAAACGTCCAACAAACTTACTGAATTTTACTTCATCACGAAGTATCTCAGAAGATCTTCCAAGGTTAAATCCACCATCTCCTTCTATTCTAGAGATAGGAACATTTAATGACTTGAATAATTTCTTCTTGAAGTATTCGATGTCCGTGATTTCGCCAAGATTCTGTCCTCCAGGAAGAGTAGAAATTTCAGTTCCACGTCCTCCTTCTCGTCGAGGAAGCCAGAAATCTTCAAGCATTGCCATGTACTTCTTGTCATCACGAACCTCTCCAGTGTTAGCGTCGTATACAAGTTTGTTACGATATCTCATCATTACGTCACGGAGATATTGCTCTGCCTTTACTTTCGGTAGATTTCCAACATCAATATAGAAAATTCTTCGTTCTGGAGCACGAGATAATCTGTAGATAACCAGACTATCCTCAATCATTCTAAGTTGATTGAGTGACTTAATTGCCTTATGTAAATATGATAATGTTGACCCCTTGTTCCTATCTACTAATCCTGATGTACAATATGTGATTGAATCTTTGGTAAATTTAACTCCCTGATCACCTCCCATTGAAGAAGGAGTAGATACAGGATATACATTCTTTGGAGTATATAAGTAATATTCTTCTAACTCAGGAAACTCATAATCCATAGGATTATTTTGATTAATATTGGATAGACGATCTTTCTCGTTCTTCTTTTGCTTCCTAACATAACGCATTTTTATTGCGTCAATATATCTTAATTCCTGAATTCCCTCATGGGGTTTCTTTATATCTATTACTTTATTGTAGTATAATCTTCCATCAATATACCAATTCCTATAGATCTCATGAGCCTTCTTTTGAAAATCCAAGAGTTCTAGAATAAACTTGAACTCATCCCTTACCTTGGTCTTGATTCCATCACTTGCATTTAAGTGATCCAAATTAATCTCAACAGGACTATCATTTGAATCTGATACCAAAGTCTCATTAATAATATCTTCAATAGCACTATCACACTCTGGGTGTAATGCCATTTCACGGTATCTTCTAATTAATTCAAATTCGGTTTTATAGACACCTTCAATATCAACGTATTGTCCAAAAAAACCACTACTCAAATAATGATCATTCCCATCCTCGTTTGAAGGAGGAATGGGAGAGACTATACCTGAAGATTGTTCTTCGTTGTCCTCTATCGAGAACCCAAATAACTTAGCCATGATTTATGTTAAGATGCCCTTTATTTCACTATT